CCCTCAGCTTGCGGATTCCGTCCGCCAACTGGAGCGACTTTGGACCCTTGCGAGCTACCCATCGTCCTTCTCATTCCCCGGGAGTATACCACATCCGGGCGCTCGTGTCAACCCCTGCAAGTAGGTTGGCCAGTTCGCTTCCATGAGCTTGCACCATTTCTCCTGCTCAGCGGCAGGACGTTTCGGATTTAGGCGGCAGAAGTCGGGCCTATCCTCATAGATTGAGCATAGGTTATCTTCGGTGAGGTTAATACAGGTCCCATCACCCCGGTCTAGCTCAGGGTGATTGAAGCCCGCCATCTTGCAGCAGGCTCCACAGGACCAGCACTCAAACTTATCCGCCACCTGCTGCTGCGGCGCGGTTGAGGTCTACAACCCTCTGCACGTATTCCCCATGCTGTGGGTGACCACCGTCCCAATAAGGACCCTTCCGGTCGCCCATGATTTCCGCAACCCGGGCTTTCGCCTCGGCAGGGGTAACACGGCTCGAGAATTCATCCTTATTGAAATTGATGCCCTCGGTACCAAGTTGCTTCCCGATGTTGTAGAGCCACCGCATACCCTCGGCTGGCATCTTACCATCCGCCGCGAGTTCCTTGAGGTAGTCAGGGGCTTGAGTGCCTTTCATCACCTGATCGACCATTTGGACATTATCCTCATAGACGATACCCCACTCCTGCTTAAGCTCTCGAACGCCTTGCAGGAAGGCAGCACTTGCGACCTCTTCTTGCTTCTTGGTAAAGTCGGCTAGCGCCCCTACCATTTTGCCATACTGGTCCTTGGAAAGACCCAGTGAATGGGAGAGTTCCGCAAACTCCTTCATCTTGGTTGCGTCAGTACCCTCGGGGTGTTCATACCCCGTTGCATCCTCTGGTCTACCCAGTTTGGTGTATAGGGTCTGCATGGTTTCTGCATTATCCTTATCCGGCATGGGGATTAGGTTAGGCACCTTATCCGTCAGCTTGGTATGGAATGCAGTCCAAGCGTCGTCACCGGCTTCTGGCCCCGGGACACGTATGGAGTTACCAATCATCTGTTGTCCGTCAAGGAACTGCTGGGCCAATGACCCCACATCCTTAACATCCGCTAGGCCCTTGTGGGCCTTTAAATCGTCGGAGAGGCTATCCCTCCAATTCGGTTCGTCTGGCATTGTCTTTATACCTTATCATCTGGCGAATGTAGATAACAACGTCTCTCGCACCAACGTTATAGTTTGTTTTCGCGTTCGAATCCCCCAACAACACGTCAGGGTTAAATTCCTCTTCAAGAGCTTGGAGAACTTCCACGCCAACTGGCGAAGTGAAAAGTTTGTGAAAGTTCCCGGCCTTCTTTCCAAGGGCCTCTATTGCAGCTTCTTTAGGCTGCTTGTTCTGCTGCTGGTCCACCACCACCACTTACCTCCTGTAGCGCTGTTTCACCTTCCGCTAGAGCCTGACGACCCTTGCCGACCTGTTCATCTTCCAATCCCTGAGCGGTAGCTGCTTGTGCTTGCTGCCTCTTCTTACGTAGAAGCTTAATCTCAGCATCGGAGTTCATCAATTTAGCGGGTACTCCTTCCAGTGACCCGAGTTCCTTACCAATCTCATCCCAATTCGGGATGTCCAAAACCTCTGGGACAATGTCACCCAACTCGGCAAGCGAGGCAACCCATCGCGAGACACCTTGAGCAATATCCGCTCTCTGCGCTCGAACAAGCGGCCCCGTGTATATAATGTCCAACTCGCCATCGCCCTGCTCGGCAATGGTCGATGGGAGTTCCCCAAACTGCCCTGCTCGGTATAGGATATTGAATGTCCTCTGTACGAGTGGGTCCAAGTAATCCGATTGAAGTCGTCCAAGTGTAGGTCCCAAGAGCCTCTGCATGAGTTCATAGCGCGTTTGTACCTCGGTCGCGGTCATTGCCGGAGACTCCTTTAGCTCCAGCTGATCCACGTAAAAGATAGACCTGATGCTCTGTTTCAACTGCTCGCGTTGGAGTTGCGATACGTCGAAGCGCGCACCGGACTCGTAAGGCATCATCGAGTCCATAGTGCGCACAACGGTCAGGCCAGCAGGTTCCAAGTCCAAGTCGGACAGTAGGCCCCGCTCAGTTACTTTTGTCGGAGGGTCGACTACCTTCTCGGTTGACTTAAGGATAAGTTCGACGAGTTGATTGATAGTCAGTATATCCGGAAGGGCTATCATTGCTGGGCCGTGGCCCCACATGGACTTGGAAGTCTTGCGCCATCTGGGGATAAAGGCCGGGTTCTCATAATACCCGCCCTCTTCACCCAGTTCAAAGCTGCTCTTATGCAGAACATGCTTCATGCCCCATGGCCGCTCTTTAGGCGCGAGCACTTTAGAGACATCGGCGTCTTTCTTGTCTTCCCGTGGGTATATGCACAGGATGACCTTGAGTTTCTGGTCCATGCTTTCGGGGTTGCCTACCTGCTTCTGCATGGCCTCGGGTAATGCCTCTATACCAAACTTAGAGGCTATCTGGTCAACTGTCCACATATACCTTCGGTAACTGCGGTTAGCCTGTCCGGTATGGTCTTGCTCAAACCACGTTTCCTCGACCGGGACTGACTGAAAATTCAGTTTCTGGAACTTACCATTCTTCTCTTCGACTTCCTCGATAATCATCGAAGTACCATAGGAGACAAGATCGATATATGTCTCATTGGCTTCGAGGTTAAAGTTGGAGTCTTGGAGCGCCAAGAAACACTTGTGCGCGGCCTCTTCAAGCCACTGGCGAGATTCCTTGTCGTCGTTTAGTTCTTCACTACGAAAGGCCAGTTCGAACCAACGAATAGCGGGGCTAGTAAGAGAGCCATGAATAGAAGCAGCAAGAGTACCAGCAGCGTCCACCGCCGTAGAGTCGAATATTTCACGGTTATCCCTCCATGTGACCGCATGTTCCGTAGATATATCCCGGAAGAAGTCGCCACGGAAGGGCACAACTAGTTTGTTAATAACATCCCAAACGTCCTCAACGGTCTTCCGTAGAGATACGAGGGTATCAAAGCGTTTTACAATATCACTGGCGTCCATTTCGTAGGCTTCCGTCTTCGTTAAACATCCAAGGGTAGGTATCCATAGCGTTCTGGCGACGTGATTTCTTTGATTTTCCTATTGCACTTTTAACTCCGAAGTTCATTGATCCGATAGTCCTTGCTGCGGTTGTGTGCCACCCCACCGACAGGTAGCGCATTGAGTCTGCCGGGTGTGACGCCCAATCATGAAACGGCTTATCTTTAAACATCTGCATACGTTCGTCATACTCACGACGGTACGAATACAACCCGTCAAGGAGGCGTCCAACGTTTGGTTCGTTAAATCTTGCGACACGTATCATAGCCCTCGTTGCGTCTATGCCATCCTGAACCGGGAGTTTCGCCACAATTTCGAACGGGAATCCGAGCGCATCCGCGAATTCCCTCCTTGTCTTTCCGGTTGTGAAATCGGTGTTTTCAAGGTCGTGCGGCCCGTTGTGCTCATCGTAGTCATACGGTAAGGATCGGACGTCTCTAATCCATTGGTCAAGAGCTTTGTTCCGTCCTTCTGCGTAGTCGATAATAACCGGCTTGCCGTCTTCGCCCCTTTGAGTGAAGATAATAGAAGTTGCATCCCTAAATCCTATGTCCCACCACGTTTGGACTGTGCGCATGGGGTCGTGGGGGAAGTGACCAATGCGTCCTTCTTGCTCTGCGAGATTAAGCTCGTTCGTGTAGAACGCGCCTTCCATACCTGCTTCAAAGCTGCAGAAATATTCTTGAAGAATTTTCTCCTCAGCCATGCCTTCTGCTCTCTCCTCAGCGATAATCTGTGGAGAGATAACGTGGGTCCCGTCTGGCCGGAACGTGTCCTCGATCGTAAGCAGGCTGCTGTACCACCTAGGATTACCCGAAGCCATATCAAAAAGTTTCTTGCCGTGATTCTTTCCACGAGGGGTGTATATGAACAATGCCCAGCCGCCGTTCTCAGCGAGGATGGGACGAATATAATCCCATGCCTTAGGGTCAGCAACGGCGTA